CCAGAACCCGCTTTAAGCAGCGCCGTGCCGCTCGGAGGGGTTAGGTAGTCGGTGTTGGCTGTGGCAGAGCTGATAGCCGTGCCATTGCCCTTTAGAACGCCCGTAATAGACGTGCCAAGCGTGATTGCTGGCGTTGTCGTTGCATTAGCGACCGTGCCGCTTAGACCGTTGGCAGAGGCAACCGAGACGGTCGTAACCGTGCCGCTACCGCCACCGCTACTGCCGCCCGAAGTTGCCCTGAGTGCCATTAGAGTCCCTCGCCTGGGGTAATTTCAAACGCGCCAGCAGCATCAGCTTTAAACCATGCATTTGGAGGAATGCCGCCGATTACCTCAACCGAGCTTGGCAGAAATCCAAGCGTTGCCGGTGATGGCACGCCGGCTGTTGGAGCGGTAACCGTAATCGTTGGCGTTGGATTGCCTGGTGACGGTGGCGCCCAGCTCAAATACTGCACCGAAGCGCTGGTATTGCGCACTCGATAGCTGCTTGGATTGTCATTGTTTTTCGATGCAACCTGCACCGATGACGTCCCAACCAGCACCGTTGGGCCAAATGGCGTGAAAGGTGAGTTGTACATTATTTAGCCTCTAGTGCTGCGATGCGAGCGCGTAGCGATTTCACTTCAGCCCACAAAACCGGAACAAGTGCAGAAACGTCCATTTGCTGATAGATCGGTTCTCCGTTCTCGTTTACTGCGTCCTTTTCTCCTGTATGAGCATATTCAGGAGTTTCATGAGCAATAAACATTGGACGCTCTTGCGTTGCGCCTTTCATCTTGCCCATGTAAACGGGAACCGAATCAATCAGTTCGCCGCTATTGGTTACCGGACCATAAACATCTTTGGCTCGATAATCTGACGTTGTGTTGTACTGAGTAAGGCCACCCGCTCGGTTGTAGTTAATGCTTCCCCTTTGCGTGCCAGTCCCGCCTTCCGTATAAAACAATTGGAATGAATTGTTTCCAGATGTTGTAGCATTCCAAACATGAAGTACGGTTCCACCAGCACCCGCAGCGTTTTTTAAGACCGCGCAGTCATAAATACCAGCGTCTACTGCAACTCTTGTCGCGTAACCAAGACCAGCACCAGCCGTTGATGTCCCAATCAACAGGTTGCTGCTGTTCGTAGTAATAGCAGGACCAATACTTAAATTGGATCCGTTAAACGTCAAATTTGCGGAACCAGCAAACGACCCGGTTGAGTTGTACTGCACATAAGTATCCGACCCGCCTGGCGATCCGCCCCCGCTAGGTGTCGCCCAAGTGCCATCACCGCGCCAAAACGTAGTGCTTGATGCCGAAGTGCCGCTGTTCAGATTGGTAACAGGCAAGTTACCCGTAACACCAGTAGACAACGGCAACCCAGTTGCGTTTGTCAGCGTACCGCTAGACGGAGTTCCAAGAGCGCCACCACTAACCAACAATGTGCCAGTTGCATCTGGCAATGTAATGGTCCGACTTGCAGTCAGCGTTGTCGGCGTAATGGTTGCTATATAACTACTTGTGCCACCAGCACGACCTTGCAATTGCACAGAATCTTGAGTTGCTGCTGCAATTGCCTTGGCAGTCGTAAACGTGCCTGCTGCTGGAGCAGTTGCACCAATTGCGGGAGGAGAAGCCAAGTAAGTGCTGAATCCAGTTCCGCTAACGGTAGAGCTTGCCGAAAGCGTCGTAAAAGCTCCGGTGCTTGCAGTTGTCGCACCAACTGTACCGTTGTGAGGACCAGAGAAACCCGCTGCGGTCAGCGTGGTTCCGTCGAACGTCATGTTTGCAGAACCGGCAAATGATCCGCTTGAGTTGTACTGAACCTGCGTCGTGCTGCCGCCTGGAGATCCGCCACCACCAGCCGGGGTTGCCCAAGTGCCATCACCACGCCAGAAAGTTGTGCTAGATGCAGACGTCCCGCTGTTAAGGTTTGTCACCGGCAGATTGCCAGTTACCTGGCTCGCCAGATTGACGTTAGCCAACGTGCCGCCAAGCGTCAGATTGCCCGAGCTGGTGACGTTGCCGGTCAGCGTAATCCCGTTGACCGTACCAGTACCGCTCACCGAAGTAACCGTACCAGCGCTTGCTGCTGGAGTTGCCCATGTACCGTCACCGCGCCAGTACGTCGTTGATGATGCGCTGGTGCCTGAATTTAGATTGGTGACTGGCAGATTGCCCGTCACGCCAGTCGTGAGCGGCAGACCTGTCGCATTGGTCAATACAGCGCTGGCTGGAGTGCCAAGAGCCGGCGTTGTGAACGTCGGGCTGGTCAGCGTCAGACCAGCAACCGTCGCTGCCGTAGCGCCAAGCGCCACGCTGGTCGATCCAATCGTGACCGATGAATTCGTTAGTCCAGCATTAGGAATGGTCGTAGAAGCCGTTACAGCGCTCGCGCCGTTGGCGTACATATAACCCGTCAAACCCGTGACGGTAAGCGTGCTGAACGCGCTTGAACCCGATGCAGCGACCTTTTGCCATGCGCTGCCGTTATAAACCGCCCAATCGCCAACTGCCCACGTGCTGATGCCGTTTAGGTTAGTCGAGCCAGCAGTCGAGACAACGTAGTAATACCCGAGCGTTCCAACGCTCGATGTAAGCGTCGGGCTATTAGTCGAAGCATTCCATGTTCCCTGGTAGCTATTGCTAGTCGTTGCAATCGTGCTTGCAGCAGTAATCCGGCCTTGAGCGTCAACGGTGATCTGGGGAATGCCAATTGACGTGCCATACGTGCCAGCGGTGACTGCCGTGTTTGCAAGAGCAATCGTTCCGGTCGACGTAATCGGACCGCCCGTCAGACCCGTTCCGGTTGCGACGTTTGAGACGCCACCAGCAGTTGATGCAATGGTGACCGTGCCGCCCGCGCCACCGTCGGTAATTGTGATATTTGTGCCGGCTGTCAGAACGCGCTCATTTGGCAGCGTTGCAGATGCGCTTAGTACAACGTAGCTGTCAGTAGCAGGAGCGCCACCCGAGCTAATTGGCTGGCCACCATTGCCAACCAAAGTAATGAAGTTGCCGTCAGCGTCGTAAGTAGCGCCAACTGGGACCACGTTTTGCGACGTGACCGTGTTTACCTGATTGGTCTGTGACATTTGCTATTCCAAAATTAAAGAGAAAAAGCCGACCCTGCTAAGAATCGGCTTTCCTTCTCATTTGCCTTGATTAAGGCAGGAACGTGAGATCGTAACCGTAGACAAAAACGTCAACGGTGGCAGCATAAGACGCTGCCGTGCCGACGTTAAAGTATACGTTCTGACCTGTCTGAGCTGCCGTAGAGTTGATCGTTCGCTGCGACACGACCGAGGAGCTGGTCAAAGCATTCAACGTCGCATTCGAAACGATTGCGGTGCCGCTTGCGCCAGGCGCGGGAAACACGCCAGCAAAAGGGACAGTTGACGCCGACAGATCGGTCGAGGCATTCGTCACGACCACGTTTGAGACGCTGTAACGTCCCGTGTTGAGGATCGGCAGAACGGTATCACCCGTTACTGCCAAGCTGACTGACTGAGCCGATGCCAACAAACGCAGAGCTTGGTTTGAGCCAAGAACCTGCGGATGATTGGCAACGGTAGTTGCGGGTCCCGGATTCGCCATGATTAATTCCTTAAATCTTTGTTAATTAAGCTGCGACGCGGCAAGCCAACTCAGGGTAGAGCATCGCCCAACCGTAGAGCACGTCAAGACGGCACGGGATAGAATCGTTATTAATTGTATATTGACGGACCACACGAATCGAAAGGCCCAAGTCCTTATCCGAAGCGCGGCCAGCAAAGACCACCCCCATTGGCAGCTCGAGATCGGCGCAAGCCAATGTTTCCGAATTGCGGTGGAGAATGATGTTTTGTGGGCTGACGGTGCCGGTGTTGTTGAACGGAGTCACAACAGCGCTTGAGCTGGTAGCCGAAACGTAAACGTTCTGGAATTGACCAGCGGTGATGATTGCAGGAGAAACCGTAACCGATGCCGAGCCACCCGAGCTGATGGTCACAGCGCTGGTAACAACGAAGTTACGTAGACGGTTCGTGCCGTATGGCTGACGGTTCTGCGGGTTAACCGCATAGACGTTAGCAATGGTGATCACGTCGCCCTGCTGGATCGGAGCTGCTGCCGACGTTGCCGAGATGGTGATCGTCGATGACGATGCCCAACCAGACGTGAGCGA